CTACGTGCGGCATTTCCTTATTCGCTGCGTTTCCGCTGACGTATTTGAGCTTCTTTCCCTTGATGAACGCGAGAGAACCGAACTCAAGCCCGAAGCAACCGAAGAAGAAGCCAGTCAACAGGTCGTTGAGCGGCTTGCCGTTCCACAGGTAGACGAAACACGTCACCGTGTAGGCGATCACGGTCACGAGGCACAGGAAGACGATCGCCTTGCTGTATGAAGGCTTCGGCTCCCTCTCTGCCGATTCGCTGCGCTCGCCGTCTTGCGTGTTTGCTTTCACGTGTTCAGCCATTGCCAGCCCCCTATACGGTTATGCCGTGCCGCTCGATGTACTCGTCAACGTCGCACCCGACCTGCTCGTCCATGTACGTTTTGGTGTGGTGGTTCTGACCCCGCGAGCGGTAGGTGATGTACGCCGACAGCTTCTCGTCGATGCTGAAATGGTCGTTGTAGACCGCCATTCGGCACGTCATGATCGTGTTCTGCTCAAGGAGATCGCGCACGTCTGCCATGATCTGGCGCTCTTCCTCGTCGCGCACCTTCTGCGCCTCTTCCCGCTCCTGGCGGTGTTTCCTGGCGTTCGTAGCCCAGATGCCGAACATGGCGATGAGGGCGAGAACCCCGTAGGCGATGAACTGAATCTCGATCGCCGAGCCAGGGACGAGCGCGATGCCAGCGGCGAACGCTGACGGTATGGCGACCCATAGCAGCTTTTGCACGAATTCGTTCATTTACTCGCCCTCCGTCGGATAAGGCTCGCCCACGATCTCCTCGTACTCATCTGCGGTGATCCACCCGCAAACGACGGCCTGGGCTACGCGCTCTACGCTCCACAGCCCTCGGTCGTAGTACCTTTTCACGGTTGCGAACCGTGCGGAATGGTTGCTCGGCATTACAGCTCACCCCCGATCATGAGAAGGTAGTCAACGTCGGCGCGAAGAAGCTCCTCGTCCGACGGCAGCGCGGCCTCATCGACGGCCTCTTCGACCATCTGCAAGAACAGCTCGTCGCTTACCTCTTCGCCGTTGTCGAGCAGCGCGATCACGCGCAAGGCCGCGACCTTGCGCCCCTGCGCCGCGTAGTAGTCCTCGTCGGTGAGGGCACCCGCCGCGTATGCGGCAGACGCGTCGCGGAACTGCTCGATGATGTTCTGCGCCTCCCGTCTCTTGGTCGCCATCTCCTCTGTCTGATCCATTTCGCCCACTCCTTTCAGTCGTTTTCGGGCAAAAGAAAACCCCTCGGGTATCGAGGGGTCGTTTCCGTTGGTATGTGGTCGAAGCTACCTATTCGAGCTTCGGGGGGGGGGTCTTCACTGCAAGCACAAGAGCCGAACAGCTCCCAGAACAGGGCGTCCATCCGACCGACCAGCTCGTGCGAGTCCATGTCGAGGACATGCGAGCGCCAGCTCACATACGAAACCCTCGCCTGTTCAAACGTCATCACGCCACTTGCGACGAGTTTCGCCTGCCGCTTTAACCTGCGCCGCTCGCGCGTCACGGCCTCGCGCGTAGGCCTCACGACGATCTTGCCGTTCTCGCCGTACGAGAACTTGCGCTTGAGGTAGGTGAAGCCGTGCGTGAGCTTGACGATATGCGTCTTCTTCGCGTTGAGCGTGAGGCCTAGGTCGATCGCGAAGGCCTCGATACAGCCCAGTATGAGCTGCAAGTGCTCCTTCGAGGTGTGTATCGCGTAGAAATCGTCCATGTATCGCCCGTACGCCTCGACCTCGCCGCATTCCAGCACGAAATGGTCGATTCTGTTCGGGTACGCCACGGCTATCGTCTGGTTGATCTCGCTGCCGAGCGGCAAGCCCCGATCGCCGTCCTCGTGGTCTATCTGCGAGCAGATGAACTCTATGAGGCCTTCATCGTCGAGGTGTTTACGCACCACGTCCTTAGCGCCATCGTGCGGCACGGACGCGAAGAAGCCCTTGAAGTCGCCGAGCAGTATGTAGCCCTCGCTGCCGTGTTTCCTGTAGTGGTCTGCGAGGTGCTTCTTCACCCGATCGACTGCGAACTTCGTGCCCTTCCCCTTGATGTTCGCGCTGTTGTCGTATATCAGCGAGTCTCGCACGGCGGGCATGAACGCGTTTTGGTTGGCCGACTTCTGCGCAACGCGCTCTGGGAACTTCACGGCTGCGATGTTTCTCGGTTTCCCGCGCTCGTTGATCGTGAAGCGCACGAAACCAGTGTGAATGTCATCGCCTCCCATGAGCATGTTATGCGTCTTGAGCGCGTTGCCCATAGTGTCGAGGTGATACCTCTGCACGCTCGCCTTCCACCTGATGCCGTTCGCGGCCTTTTCCGATGCCTCGCACAGGCTACCGAGCGATGCGACGTTCTCAAGCGTGCAATCCTTGATCCTCTCGGCGCGTTTGTCGGCTCTTGCCTTCTCGCGACGCGCCCGCCGAGCGGCACGCCGCTCGTCTGAGTTCACGGTCGCGTTCCTTTCGTAAAGGCACCCCGCACGGCTACCATCGGGCACCCGAACAGCCGCTTGATACCGTGACATGAAACGCGGGGCGGTGCCCTGCCTCGCGCCATGCAAGAAGCGTCCGTCACGGCTCGCGGGGTGCAAATTCACGGGGCGAAAGCCCCGACCGTCGCGCTTTCCTTCCTTTTGCTCTGCGTTCTGCCGCGAACGGCGTACTAGGTCTGGCGCTAAAAGGAATCACGGCAGGGGGTAAATCCACGTGTTCGTCGCCGAATTCGTATTCGCAATGCCGTTTTCGTTGACATTGCAGACGTTCGAGGATGACACGCCCGAAGGCACGCGCAACCACCAGTTCGCCCGATTATCAAAGCGCAACGTCCCCAGATTGTAACGCAACAAGAGCCTCGATTTGAGCCTCATGCCACGCAATAAGGTCTTCGGTGCTCTCCGAACCCCTAACCTTGACGCTCTTCTTGAGTCCGCGCGTGATCTTGATAAACTCCTCGGCATCCGAGATGAGCGTCTTGAACGCCTCGGGCTTCGCGATTTTCAGCTTTTGCGACTTGTTCGCGAGCCTCTTGACGGTCTTCGCCCTCGCTATCGCCTTCGAGTAGCATTTCTTGCGGTCGTACGCCGACAGGGAGTTAGACGGATAGTGCTCAAGGCTCTCATCGACAAGCTCGGCGAGTTCGTTCGCCGCGTCGGCCATCTGCACGCCGATCACGAACCTGTAATGCTTCGTGATCACGTTCGCGGCGACCCTCGTCGCCTCCGCGTCGATATCCTTCGCGAGCGTCCTGAATCTCGTCAGCGCTGGCACTGGCTCGCGGTCGCGTTCATGTACCTCTGACATATCCCAAACCATCCCTTCGCAGCGGCATCAGCGCCCTCTGTTGAGGGCGCTGTACCAGTGTAGGGCATCGGCTAAAATTAGCCGATGAGGAAGCACGGCAGGGGGTAAATCCACGTGTCCGTCGCCGAATACGTAATCGCAATGCCGTTTTCGTAGACACGGCAGACGTGCGAGGACGACACGCCCGAAGGCACGCGCAACCACCAGGGCGCCCGACTTGAGCCGTTGCGACGGATGCGCCCGCGCGTGCTCTTGAAAACGTCGAACTGGCAGTCGATATCGTCGCTGTAGCCCTTCGTGCCCCACGACTCGTGGCCGTAGACCTCGATGCACGACGGCGACCATACTTTGCCGAGAGACGCCCACGACCAACCAGTCGCAGCACTCTGCGCAGTGCTCGAGTTGTAGCGCTCCTCGAGGAAGTGTCTTTGCTCGACGATCCTCGTGCGAACTTTTTCAGGCAGCAGGTTGTAGAAGACCCCAGTCTCCCACGAGTGAAGGTTGCTCGCGAGGTATGGATGCTTCTCGCTGCTCGTGCCGTTGTTGTTCGCCGACGTGTTCCACATGATATGGTCGCCGTTAGTGGCATACGTCCCAGAGACGGGAACGACCACCTTCGGGATCATCGGCACGTGATGGCCGCCCTCGGTGTCGCCCGCTCCCCTGTACGGGTCGAAGTGGCCGATCTCGTAGAGCAGGTTGAACCCGCTCGTGAGGGTGACGGGGATGTAGTCGAACGGCAGCATACCCGAGTAGTCGCCAGCCTGCACGCGAGCCTGGAACCACTCCCACTCGTCATCGTACTCGACGATCTCGCTCGCGAACATCTCGACGAGGCTCCTGCCCGTGTACTCGCCAGTGTAGAGCTGCTGCAACCTCGTTTCCATGTCGAGGGCGGCGGTCGCGTCTGCCCTCGCGGTGCCGTCAGCGACGAGCAACTGCTGGCCGTTGACGTTGAACTTCAAAACATCAGACATTATCTTGCCTCCTTTACGTGAGCGTCACTGCGCCCGTGTCTTCGTTGAATGATGCAGAGTAGAACGTGATCTCATCGTTCGCGGCGACGCCCTTCGCGCTCGGCACGAACACCGTGTCGCCCACGACAAGGTAGCCGCCAGTGACGCCCGCGAGCGCGGCGGCGATCGGCGCGAGTTCGTCTTGCGTTACCGCGCCCTCCGCGAGCATCGCGCTCCTCTCGGCGGCGGCGTTCGCCGCAGCCGCCGCAGCCGTCGCGTCGGCGACCGCGCTGCGCACGTCGAAAAGCATCTCGGCGGCGACGCCAGTGCCGCCGTACTTCGCGGGCAGCTCGTACTCGTCGAGCAGGCACGCGCTCGGCGTGCCGACCACGAGGCCTGTGATGCGAACGGTGAACAGCGGGATATCGACGAACGTGTCGTTGTCGATGATCGAGCCGTCCTCGTAGCTCGGGGCGACTGGCTCGCCCGCGACCGACTCGCCCTGTATGACGATGAGTTCGCCCTGCTCGGTGTAGTCCTCGCCAGCGGTGACGAGCTGGTAGCGCACGACGATCATGTCGATGCGGTTCACTCCCTGCGCACCGTTGGCGATCGTGAGGTTCGTTCCCTCCGAGCTGTTTCGGAAGTGACGCCCGTCGATGAGCAGGTTGCCCGCCGAGACGTGCAGCGTGTTCGAGTCGATGACGGTACATGTGATCTCGTTGAGCCGATACCGCCCGTCGCCCGTCGTGTAGGCGTAGAAGACGCCCATATCATCAGACGAGACGTGATCGACCTCGCCCCTGCCAGTAACTAGCCTGAAAGCCATTTATTGAACACCTCCTTCTTCGTTTAGGTCGAATAATGCGGATGCCGACCCGATCTCGCACGAGAAGGTAGGCACGCCGTCGATCAACGTCACCGTCTTCGACGTGACCGTCGCGGTGGCGCTCTGCCCCGCCTCGAGGTTCGTCACGGTAACGTAGTCGCCCACGTCGTAGTCATCGACAAGCTCGCTCGATACGTCGATATCGTTCACGTCCTGCATCTCGAGGAGCTTTTCGGCTCCCTTCGCGAGCAGGTCTGCAAGTTCGGCGTTCGTGTCCTCGAACACGGCGGTCACCTCGTCGATGCCGTAGTAGTACTGCGTCTGCGAAACCTCGCCGTCGCCGTCCATGAACAGCTCGGCGACGATGCGGTCGAGCATTTCGCCCTTCCCGAGCAGGATGATGTGGTTCGGCGGCCTGTAGCCCTCCTCGATCGTGAAGTTCGCGTTGTCTGAGTTCATCGAGTCGTGGTTCACGGCGAGCGCCGCCGATAGCTCGGCGTGGTCGCGTTTCCACTTGATGACGAGTTTCGCCGACGATCTCGCGAGCATCGAGGCCGCCGCGTCGTATGCCTTGACGTAGCGTATGTCCGCGCTGACCGTGATGCCGCTCTCGCCCGAGGCGACCGTGAACCACTGGCCGAGGCCGCAGGCCTCGACTATCGCGCGAAGCGCGTCATGCGCGTCGCCGCGAAGCCTCATGTGCGTCTGCCCGCTCGGCGGGCATAGCACGTGGCCGTTCATGACCCCGTGCCACGTGTCGCCCGTGAAGTCGGTCGTGCCGTCGCTCGTCGAGGTCTTCTTGCCGCGCACGATGCCGCCGTACTCGGTGTCCTCCGCGTACACGAGGCACCTGTCCGTCAGGTTCGGCGCGTTCTGCGACCCGAACACGAGGTCGAAGTCGTTGTCAACGTCGCCGTACGTCATTGTCAGCGCGTACCCGTCGAGAGCGCCCTGCTCGACGCCCTCGGGGTCGGTGTATATCAGATCGAACACGGTGCCCAGCTCCTCTCGCCGCACAGCGTCACGTCGAACGGGAACGAACCGTCCCATGTGACGGCGTTCTCGCCGCTCGGGATAGGCTCGAAGATGTAGGTGCCCGACCCCTTGACGCCAGATATGCGCCTGTCGAAGACGTTGGTCGAGTTGCCGTACTGATCGCGCAGCTCGATCTTCGACTTGTCGAGGCAGTCGATGATGAGGAGGCCGCCAGCGGGAACGTCAACGTCCACCTCGTATCGGTTGTCCCCGATGTACACGTAGGGGTTGTGCGCCTCGCCGTATATGACTATGCGTACGGGGCACTCCCACGAGAGCGGGTTCACGATCCTGCGCGTCGCAACGCCCCCGCAGAAGTTGAACGGGAAGTTGTGCGGGTAGTTGAGGCCGCGCCTCTCGGCGTTGCCGTCCGTCGGGTTGAACGAGCGCGTGCTCTCCAATATCCACACGGGGTTCGGGAGCAGCACCTTCGCATCGACCTCTGTTTCCCAAAGCCCGAGCGAATCGTCGCACGAGAAGCCGAACGTCGTTATGAACGCGTGGGTGTAGTACTCGTCTATCTCCAAGCGCCCCGCCTTGTTGGCGCGTACGTCGTGGTCGAAGGCCTGTTGCAGCCTGTCGAGGAGCTGCGCCCCCTCTTCCTGCGTCTCTGCCGAGATGCTGATGGCGAGCGCGATGCTCGCGGCCTCGTGGTTGAAGCGCGTGACGGCGTTGCGCACCATGTCGTAATCGACCTCGTACTTGCGCAGCGCGTCGGCGTCGGCGTAGTAGGGCGACCCGATGCCGAACTCTATCGTGTCGCCGTTGTTGCTCACGTATCGGAAGGTCATACCGTCACCCCCGCCTTTCGCAGGGCGACCCTGAACGAGCGGTCGCCTGGGTAGCTGTCGGGCGCGTTGTCGGCGATCTTCTTGCCGAGGCCTCTGTCTAGGCGCTCGATCGCGCCGACGATCTGCTCGACCCCGAGGTCGCCGATGTTGCGCTGGAAGGCCGCGTCGATGTAGGTTTGAAGCGTGTCTATCGGCAGTACCGCCTCGTGACCAGCTTCGCCGCCGCCGAGCAGCTTGCCGCCGCTCCATCCGAATATCGTCGGGCTTGTGAGGATGCCGCCGTGCGCGTACCAGTCGATGCTGATGCTCGGCGGGTATCCCTTGCCGCCGATGCCCCACGGCACCTCGCCGCCGTCTATGTTGAAGTGCGGCAACTTGATCTTCGGCAGTTCGAGCCTCGCACCGCATATGATGTTGCTGATGGTGTTGATGGCACTTTGCACGATGCCCTTCGCCGTCTCGATCGGCGATGTGATCGCGTTCTTGATGCCGTTCCAGATGCTCGATGCCGTCGATTGTATTCCGCTAAAGACCGAACTCACGGTCGAGCTTATGGCGCTCACGACGCCAGAAACGACCGAATAGGCCGAGTTTATGGCCGAGCTGATCCCGTTCCTGATGCCGTTCCAGATGTTGGAGGCCGTCTGCAACACGGAGTTGAAGACCGAGCTCACGGTCGAGCTTATGGCGCTCACGACGCCAGAAACGACCGAATAGGCCGAGTTTATGGCCGATGAGATCGCGTTCCTGATGTTGTTCCAGATGTTGGAGGCCGTCTGCAATAGCGCGTCGAGCACTGCGCCGAAAATCTGCTGTATCGCCGCGAGCACGTTCGAGATGATTGTCTGGATGCCGTGCATGATCGAGTCGATGCCAGCCTGCATTTGCGAGAAGTCGCCCGTCGTTATGCCGACGATGAGGCCGAACACAACGTCGAACAGACCCTTTATCGTCTCTAGCACGCCGCTTATGATGCCGAGAATGTTCGGCATGACCGACGCGACCACGCTCAATATCTGGCCGAGCGCATCGACCACGACGGAGAGCACCTGCGCGACCACGGGCATTACCTCGTTCACGAGGAAATCGACGATCTGCTCGATGTACGGCATGGCGGCCTCTATGGCCTCCGATATCGCGGCCTGAACGTCTGCGAACGCCTCGTCTACCGCGTTTCTGAACTCCTCGCAGTTGTTGTACGCCCAGACGAGGGCGGCCACGAGGGCGGCTATCGCCGTCACGACGAGGAATATCGGGTTCGCGAGCATCGTCGTGTTCAATAGGGCGAACGCCGCAGTAACAGCCCGTATGAGCGACGTGATGCCGAGCGCGGCGGCGAGCATCCCGAGCGCCGTGGCGACGCCGACGATGATGCCCTGTAGTATCGGGCAGTCGCGTATGACCTGGCCGATATCGCCAGTGAGGTCGGCCAAGAAGCCGATCACGTCGGATATGGCGGGGGCGAATATCGTGTCGAACGTCGCGGCGACGTTGTTCGTCACGCGCGACATTTCGTCGCCCATGGTCGTTGCACCCTCTGCCGTCTGCTCCATGACGCCCTGGTTGTCCTGCAAGGCCTCGGAGAAGCGGGCTATGTCGAAGTTGCCGCTCTGCACGCACGTTGCGATCTCCTGTGCGGCCTTCTTGCCGAAGACTTCCTCGACCGTCTTGCCCGTGTCGCCGACCTGCGCGTTCAGCGCCTCCGATACGGAGTCGCAGTCCTCGATCGCGGCGATCGCGTCGTTGAACGCGCCAGGAACGTCATCGGTAACGCTCGACAGGTTGGTCACGGTCTTCGTGAGGCCAGCCATCACGACCGACGTGTTCGCGCCGCCGTCAGACAGGCTCGTCATGAAGGCTATCGAGTCCTCAAGCGAGAAGCCCAGCTCCTGGAACTGAACGGAGTTCTTCGTCAGGTAGCCAGTCATCTCGTCTACAGACATTGAGCACGACTGGTTGCTCGTGGTCAGATCGTCGAGCAGCCCGTCGAGGTCTTCGCCTTCGAGGTTCCACCTCTTCATCACATCGACGATCGAGTCTACGGAGCTTACGCCGTCCGTGCCCACGTGCTGCGAGAACTTGAGGAACTTGTCGGCTGTTACGGTCGCCTCCTCGCCAGTCAGGCCGAGGCGGGTGTTGAGTTCGGCGATTACGCCAGCCACGTCGTTCAGGTCGGCGTCGGCGTTCTTCATGTTGCCGAAGCTGTCGATCGCGGCGTCCTTGAGTTCTTCGAGGGCTTCGCCAGTGGCTCCCGTGCCCTCGACTATGACGGCGGTCGCATCATCGAACTCCGACGCCATGTCGATCGCGGCCTCTCCGATCTCCGCTATGGCGGCGGCGACGCCCGCGTTCGCGAGCGCGTCTGCCATGGCTTCGACCGAGCTGGCCGTGTCGGTGCCAGCGGCCTCGATTGACTTGTCGTACTCGTCGGCGGCAGACCTCGCGTCCGCGAGCTGCTGCTTGTTCGATTGCAGCTCGCCCGAAAGCGACTCGATCTCGCCCGCGAGCCTCTGCGCCTCCTCGGAGTTCTCGCCGTACGTGAGCGCGGCGTTGACGTACTCCTCCTTGAGCGCCTTCAACTCCTCCTCTTGAGCGTCGATCGTCGAGGTGAGCTGTCCCGTGGCGCTGTCGTTCGCCTCGATCTCCGAGGTGGTCGCCGCGAGTTGCGCTTCAAGTTGCTCCTCCTGCACCATCGTGTAGTTGAGCTGCTTCTCTAGGTTGGCGACCTCTTGCGAGTCCTCGCCGTAAATGGAGGTGGCGACCTCGATCTCCGAGTTGAGGGCTTCTTGCTTCTCGCGGTTCGCTTCGAGCTGCGATTCGAGCAGGTTCGCCTTGTTCTCAAGGTACTCGGCCTTGTCGCCGCTGTTCTGGAACTGCGCCTCGTTGAGCTTCATCTCCGATCGCAGCGATGACATTTCGGAGTTCGCGGCCTTGATCTGGCTCTGGAATTCCTCTGTCTCGGCCTTGAACTTGATCTTAGCCTCCCTGTCGGCCATGTGATCACCTCCTTATGAGTTGAATTGCTTGTTTATCGCGTCCGCGTACCAGAAGTCGTACGCGGCCTTGTTGGCCGCGATCGCCTTCACGAACCAAATGTCGGCGTCCCAGAACGTCGATTCGGGAACGCCGAGGTTGAGCACGTAGTGCGTGTACGCGTCTGCGACGTCTTCTATCGGGAAGTCGGGGAGTTTCGGAGCGTTGCCCCTCTTAGGGTGCCTTACTCTGAACGCGTCTCGATATCCCCTTTGCGTTTTGGGGCGAGCAAGTCCCTCATCGCGTAGCCGACCGCCTCGCGGTCGAGCGTCACGTTGTCGAGCCATTCGTCCCAGCTCATCGCGGCCTCTTGGGTGCCGTCCTGGATGCAGGCGCACAGGTACGCGGCGTAGAGCACGCGCACGTTGTCGATCTCCTCGCGCTTGCCCTCCTTCTTGTTCCACACTGCGTTGTACTCGTCGTACACCTTGCGGTTGAACGTCGAGAGCTGTAGCAGGAAACGGTAGGCGAGCGTGAGCTTGACGGTCGAGCCGTCCTGCATCTCAAGCTCGACTATGGTGTTCTTGGCGTTGTTCTTTGTCATGATGCTCCTTAAAGAAAAAGGGAGGCCGCGAGGCCTCCCGTGTTGTCAGTGCCGTCGCGGTCGCGCCTACTTGCGGCTCTTGCCGCGCTTCGATGCGGTCGGCGCTGCCTCGTAGGCCTTGATGAGGTCGGAGCGGTACGCCATGATCTCGGCGTAGCGCTCCTTGCTGACGGTGAACACGTCGCCCTCGCGCCTCTTGACGTTGCACTTCTTGTCGTTGAACTCGACGAGTGTGATGACCCTCATGACCACCACCCCTTACACGCTCGGCGTGGCAGGCTCGTAGTAGGTCTTCTCGTTGTTGACCTCGGTGTCGGCGCTCAACTCGTAGGTGTACGAACCCTCCTCGCCGCTGCGCTCGTACCAGCCCTCGTCGTGCGGGTTCTTGGACGAATAGCCAGCGGCGGTCTTATCGACCTCGACGTACTCGACCTCTGGCTCATCGTCGCCGCCATCGTCGCCGCCATCGTCGGAGGCGCGAACGAGGTCGGGGGTGAAGGCGTTCATCCACTGCGACTTGATCTCGGAGGAGAGGTTCGCGGCAAGAGCCTCGTAGAAGCCTTCGTTATACTTGTCGGGCATGTAGCCGATCTCGAGTTCGACCTCGGCAACCTCGTCGCCGCCGTTCTCGATTGTCTGGTTCGCGCCAGTCGAGATGGTGCAGCGAGGCCACGCCTTCAACTTCTCGTTATCGTCCTCGTCGAAAATGTCGGCGGTGACGCACACCTCGGGGTGCAGGCTCGACTGGCCGTAGGCGTACACGCCGCTCGCCAGCTCCTCGCGTTGCATGTCGTGCAGGCGCACGTAGCACTCGTAGGGCATGTGAGCCGTGACCTTCAAGGTGCCCTCGCCCGTGGGGCGCGTGCGCTTCTTGGCGACCGATCCGCGGCAGTTCTTGACGATGTTGCGGATGTTCGCCTCGTTCTCGACCTTGCCGACGCACTGGATGTTGTATACGTCGCCGTCGCCGAAGATGAAGCTCATAGAACGCGCCTCAAACTCGGAGAAGACGGTCATGTTGTTTGTTGCCATTGTTTCTAGCTCCTTTCAAAGCTCTCGATTAGGGCGTCTACGCCCTTTTGCAGGATTGTCGGGGCTGCTGCCTCTGCGCCCCGCAGCATGAACTGCTGGTTGCCGTAGTGGCGGGTTGTGTTGCTCCCATCGTCGGGGAAGTAAAGGTATCGGCGGCTCGCGTTTGCCGCGACGGTGATCGCCAAAGGCTCGCCCGTGTCGTACCTCTGCCAGTGCGACCCCTGCGCACCCGACGAGTGCCCCTTGAAGGTGCGACCCGACGGGTGGATGAGGGGGTCGATCTCCTGGTAGATGATATCGCCGCTGTCGTGGATGACCTCGCTCACGATATCCGACGCGCCCTCGCCGTATTCCGACATGGCGCTCACGAGCTGGTCGAACTCCTCCCCTTCGAGGGCGAACATGCCGCTCATATCTTCCTCGAATACGTGAACTTGAGGATGACCATTTCCACGACGTGGCTCGTGTTGGGCTTCGTGCTGTAGAAGTACTCGTGCTCGCCCTCGACCATCCTGACGCCCGCGAGGGCTTCCATGGCGGCGACCACCTCGTCCTCAAGGCCATCGGGGATGTACTCCTCTCGGACTATGGCGACGTTGAACACGGTCGCGTAGCCGCTCTTCTGCTGGTTGCGCTTGAGCGTGTTGCGCGAGTAGACCGTGTAGTCCCACGGCAGGCTCTTGTCGTGCGCGAGCGCCGTGCCGTAGTACACGTGGTCATCGACCTTGTTCAGCGCTTGGTATATCTCGTTCAAGATCAATTTCGCCGACCTCCTCAAGGTATAGGTACATCTCGGTCGTGGTCGTGTCGATGTGCGACACGTCGAACAGCATCGCGCCGATGAGCGCGAGGCAATCGGACTTCACGAGGTCGAATCGCGGGGTTCTGACTTTGAGCGCGAGCTTGAAGTCGGCGCGTTCCGCGAACTCGTAGTCCTGCTCGCGGATCGACTGCGAGCTGTAGCACAGCGAGCAGACGAACTCCATGTCCGACTTCTTCTCGATGTTGCGAGAAGCGCCGAAATCGGTTTTCAGGTCGCGTGCCTTGTACACGCCGAGCACGCCATCTGGATAGCTAGGTAGAGGCTTCTTGCTCTTGAGCATTGTTCCTCACCTCCCACACTCGGCGGGCGTGGGCGATATCGGCGGCGTAGTTGCCCTCGAAGTCATCCTCCGCGTCGTGCCAAGCGTAGTAGCAGTAGTTGAGGAAGATGCGTTGCTCAAGCCCTGGCTGGTCGAAGTCGAACTCGGCGTCCTCGGGTATGCCGAGCTTGAAGCGGATGACCGAGCACGCCGAATCGACGATCTCGCCGATGACGCGCTCGGTGTCCTCATCCTCCCAAGTGATGCGGCATTTGTCCTTCACTAGCCCGACGAGCGTCGCGTTGTCGTTGTTCTGCCCGTCTGACATGGTGCATCACTCCTTAGATAGTTGGCGTTTCCTCCGTGGGCGCAGGCGCGAGCGTCAGGCCAGACAGCGAGTAGACCTGGGTCTGCGTGTGCTCGCCGTCGGACTGGATCACCTTGAGCTTCTGCGAGGTCGAGGTGATCTGCAAGGCGGCGTTCATGTCGCTGTCGAGTTCGACAGGCTCCATGCCAGACGCAGACGGGTCGAGCTGAATCTTGACGCTCGTGACGCTCTCGTCGTTCTTGGTGAACTTGAGAGCGAGGAAGTTGCCAGCGCCCCAGTAGTCGGGGAGCGCACCTTCGCTCACGTACGCGAGGTTGCCCGAGATTACGTTGTTGGTTACGGCGATGTTGCTCTGCAAGTCGGACACGGTGTGTCCGAACAGAGTCGCGCTACCGCTCTCGCCCGCGACGGTAGCGTCTACGAAAAATTTTCATCGCCGCCGTTCACGAGCGCAGCGACGGTGATGTACGTCGGCTGCAAGTTGGAAATGTCGAGCAGGATGAACGACGTGTTGTCGAACGCGCGACCAGTAGCGTACTGCTTGACCTTGAAGTAGCGCAGGTCTTCCGTGAACTTGAACTCGTCGGAGAACTCGATCACGCCGTTCTGCTCGCCGCCGACGAGAACGTCGTACTCCTCGAGGATGCCGATCAGGGCTTCGCCATCGGAAAGCTCGTTCGTGACGATAACGTCGGTCGGGAACGGGAACAGGCCAGTCACGTAGCGGCCATCGGCGGTGAGCGCGGTGGTCGCGGGCATGACCTTCGTCAGGTAGTCGGTCATGTTGCACAGCAGCGTGACCTTGTTGAACTTGCGCGAGTGCTCGTTCTCGGTCTTGGCGAGCGGGGCGAGGATAGCGCCGTAGGACGCGGGGGTCAGCTCGGTGACGGCGACGGCCTGCTTCTTCGGGTAGCCGTCCGTGGTCGAGAACGAAACGCCCTCGTGAATGTCGCGGATCATGCCGACAGGCTCATCGACGCCAGTGCCAGCGACGATGCCGTATTCGAGGCCGCAATACAGGGCTTCGGCTAGGACTGCGCGGATGTAGGCGTCGAGGAAGGTCGGGCCGAGGTCGAGCATACCCTTCTCGATGAAGGCGAACGCCGACAGCTTCGACTGGTTGATGGTGATGACCTTGAAGCCGCTCGTGATCTGCTTGGTGATCTCGTCGGTGATCGAACCCCACACGGCCTTCTGCGCGGAGTGGTCGTTGAGAATCCACTTCGTGGCGTACTTCACGTACGTGAAGTTGACGGCTTGCAGGAGCGGGTGCTCCTCTTGCAGGTTGCGGTACACGTCCTCGATGATCGTCTCGGGCATGATATCCTTCTCGATATCCTCGCCGATGATATCAACGAAAACCTGCTGCGGGTTCGGGGAGCGCATCGCGTCGATGAGCTTCTGGTACCACTGCTTCTCGCGCGTGGTGAGCTGGCGGTAGCCGCGCTCTGCGAGGATGGCGGCGTCGTTGGACTGCTTGATCTCCTCGAAGTCGGCCATCAGTCGGTCGGTGAGGGACTGGTGGAACTGCGACCATGCGGCCTGCTGGACTTCGGGGTCTTCGGAGCGCATGGCCTCGGCCATGGTCGCTGCGATCTCGGTGTTGTTGTCTTGGATGCGTACGGTCATTGTCGTGATCCTTTCTACTTGTACGCTGATTGGATGAACGAGCGGAATGCCTGCTCGCCCTTCTTCTTGTCCTCCCCGTCATCGGGATCGTCCTCGTCGGGATCGTCATCCTCGTCATCGTCGGGGTCGGTTTCGGGTTCCTGCTCTGGGTCTTCGTCGGTCGTCCCATCGTCGGGGTCGGCCTCGATGCCTCCGTCATCGTCGGCATCGTCCCCGTCATCATCGTCGGGGTCTGGGTCGGTTGCGGCGACCGCGCGGTAGCGCTCGATGATATCGAAGATCGTCGAGCGAGCCGCCTGCGACGGCGCTCCAACCTCGTCGCGCGTCTCGATGACCGTCGCGAAGCCCATGTTCAAGGCCTCGGCGGGCGTGATCCATGTCTCGGCGTCCATGAGCTTCGTGAGTTCCTTCTCGGTGATGCTCACGCGCTCCATGTACGCGGCCTTGCTCATCGACGTGATCTTCTCGTTGTCCTCTGCCGCCTTGCGCAGGTCGGCAGCGGTGCCCCATGCCATCGACGAGGCGTTGTGGATCATCAGCATCGAGGGCGCGTACATGACGCGCTCGTCGCCAGCCATGAAGATCACCGACGCGATCGAGCAGGCCATGCCGTCGCAGCGGGTGACGATCTTGGCGTCGTGACGCCTCAATGCGTTGTAGATCGCTATGCCCTCGGCGACCTCGCCGCCGTACGAGTTGATGTTCACGTTGATCTGGCTGACGCCCACGAGTCCTTCGAGGATGCGCGACAGCCTGTAGACGTTCATGTCCGACTCGTCCCACGAGTAGGCCTCGCTCACGATATCGCCGTAGATGTCGAGTTCCGCGACGGTGCCGTTCACGACGAGGCTGTAGAACCTCTTAGCCGTGTCTGCCATTTACTGTTCACCTCCTTCGGCCAGTCGATTCATCGCGTCTTCAGCAAGCTCGTAGTTCTTCGTGATGTAGTGAGCCTGGCTGAATTCGGTGTTGAGGGGCTGGTAGCCCAGCGACTTGAGCACTTCGTCGATCGAGAACACGCCGCTCGAGATGAGCTTGTCAACCTTCTCGGCGACGTTGAATATATCGACGTGGTTGATGGTCTTCGTATCGACGATGACGCGCGATCCCGCAGTCCACTCGTCGAACGTGAACGATTTCCTCGTGTACTCGTCGCTCATCATCTTCGCGATCGGATCGACCGCGAACGTGAGGAACTGGTTCAAGACCTCGGCGGTGTTGTTGGTGTTGCCGTACATCATCGAGATCGGAATCTTGTAGGCCTGCGCGGCGAGGTCGAAGACCTCCTTGCGCATGGCGATGATATCGTCGCTGCCGCTGTCGGCCTCGTGCTTCATCTCCTCGAGGTCGTAGCCCGCGTACTGCGGGTAGACGGCGTTCTCCTTCTCGAGGAATTCCTTGAGCTGCTTCTTCACGACCTCCTCGTAGGCCTTCGCGAACTCCTCGTCGCCTACCTTCGTATTGTCGAGCTTGAGCTTGTACTTCCTGCCGTGCCCCTGCATGAAGCCCTGGATCGCCGCCGATATCAGCTTCGAGTAATCGTCGTAGAGGCTGTTGATGTAGCTCCTCACGCTCCTGCTCTCGAGCTGGAAGTGGTAGGCGTCGGACGCCTTGTACTTCTTGGCGATCTGCTCGTTCTCGACCGATATGGACTGGTACACGTTGTCCTTCATTGGCTTCGGGTCTGTCGCGAACGAGGTCGCGAGGTACAGGTTGTTCGACTTGTGCGGGATGACAAGCGCCTCGGTTTCGAGGCACAGCTTCGTGACTAGCTCGTTTGTGAACTGCGCCCCGCTCTGGTTCGGGTTCGGCGACACGTTGAGTCGGTAGTAGAGCAGGTCTTCGACCCGCTTTCCCTCGCGTATCACCTGAACCTCGCACCCCGAGAGCGCGTTAGCGATGTAACTGGTCGCGATGTAGAGCGCGAGCGTCTTGAACGCCGTCTTTTCCGCGAAACTGCCGAAAACGGCCTCGAGTTCCGCGCTCGCCTCCTTGCTCGACAAGAAGTTGAAGTGCCTGGTTAGGAAATTAGCCAAGATGACCCCCTTTCTGCTGTTTCCTGGTCTTTTCTGCCTGAAATGGCCGTTTTTCGGGCTTTTCGCCCGTTTCGGCCTGTTTTCGTCGGGTTTTCGCCGAAATTCGCGCGTTTTGGCGCGTTTCGGCCTGTTTTCGCCCGTTTCTGGGCGTTTTGCGCTCGTTTTAGAACGTCAGAATCGGCGCGAACTTCAATTCGCGCGGCTCTGGTATCTGGTCGCGTATGCAGAACGCGGCCACGAGCGCCATGAAGCCGTCAGTCTTGCGCGACCGAGGCTCGATCTTCTCGTACTTGTAGTTGCCGTTGAGGAACGGCACGAGCTTCGTGTTGTTCGTGAACCACCTCATGGCGGGGTCTTCGCCCCACGTGATGCGGCCAGTCGCGAATGCCGAGTTGATGACTGGCTGCACGCGCATGTGATGAGACGGCCTGACCTTCGTGATCGTGTGGTCTTTCGCGCTGTAGCCGAGGTTTTCAAGCTCCTCGTGCACAATGTCGTATCGGTAATCGTCGAGGGCGACTGCCTCCACGTTGTACGCGGCCTGCGCCTCCTCTATCCACCTCATCACGATCGAGGTCGGTATCTCGACCTCATCGACGAGCGTGACGATCCCGAGCTTCGCCCACTCCTCGAGCGGGGGCTTGATCCTCTCGCGGTCGCGCGACATGAGGCAGAACCACGAATGGTGGATCACGTGGAACACCTCGTCGCCGTCCTCGCGGTCGCGGAACAGCAGCGCCGCCGACAAGAAGTCATCCTTGCGCGAGAAGTCGAGGCCGAGCACGCACGAGCGCCCCGAGAGGTCGGGGTTGTCCCTGCTCGCGAGTTTCAGGTTGTCCCATGACGTTACCTCGAACTCCTTGTCGCCCTGCGGTATGCCCATGCGCTTCGTCATGAAGTCGGCGTTCTCCGCTGGGTTCTCGACCCAATCCTTGTACTCCTTCCTGATCTGCAAGCGCAGTATCGGGAGGTACGGCAGCGACGGGTTCGCCTTCTCCCACATCGCCTCGTCGTGAACCTCTGCGGGATCGTCGAGCGAGCAGATGAACGGGAGGTAGCCGTTATCGTCCTCGACCTCGCCGTCGAGGATGCGGTCGCACCTCTCGACGATCGAGTCGTACACGCCGTCGCGGATGTTGCCGTTCGAGCTTATGAACGCACGCCTCGGGTGGGCGCACTTGCCCTGCCCAGTCGTGAACACGGTGATGTTGTTCCAGTTCGAGTATGCGTGAACCTCGTCGAAAACGACGATCCCGCTCCTCATGCCGTCCTTGCTCTTGGGCGAGTTCGTCCTGTACTTGATGGTCGAGTTCGTCGAGGTGTTGGTGATCTCGGTTCGGTTCCACCTGAAACCCTTCTTGAACTTCACGCGGTTCCTGCCCTCGAGCATTTCCCACACATCGACGAACGACCGCTTCGCCTGCTCCTCGGAGTTCGCGCAAATGTCAACGTCGTAGTTCCTCACTCCGTTGACAGCCGTCACGAGGCAGAACGCGATGAAGGCGATGAAGCCGTTCTTGCCCGCGCCCCTGCCCACGAAGCAAACGAGGTCAGTCCAGCGCGGCGTGCCGTCCTTTCGGAACACGCACGTGAACAACACGAAAAGGCACCATTCCCACGGGAAGAAGAGGTCGAACGGGAAGTATCGGAGGTAGCGCCCGTACCTGTCGATTCGGTCTGTGTCGATGACAAGCTCCTCGGTGGCGAACACGCGCCTGACGTACTTCGCGAACTTCTTCTGACGCTCGCAGGCCTTGTACTTCCCCGTCTCGACGAGTCGGAGGTATTCGGTTATCTGCGA